TTGCGAAGCCGCCGCGCCCGAAGCCGCCTGTGTTGCGTTGGCGGTAACAACTGATGTTGTTTCTGTCGCTTTGGTTGCCGCCGTCTTAGCCGCCGCCGCTGTTTCCAGCGTCTCCTTAGTCCCAAAAATCATCTTGTAAATCGCTGATTCCTGAACCATGCGCTGCATCATGCCTGCCAGTGGTTTTCTAACCATCTCTTGAATAAAGGTTTGCCCCATACTCTTGAAAAAGTTATTCATGGCCGTGCGGAAGTTCTGCGTACGCGTGAGCATGGCTGTAAACGCCTGCCCCATCTGCTGCTGCGCTTCTTGCCAAACGTTCTTTCCGCCATCCTGAAGCATTTCCATGACGTTCGGCGCATCTTTCTGGCGTTGGCTTTCGCGTTTGCCCTCGTTCTTCGCCTGCGTCCGTTCATGGCCTTGCCCAAGTTCCGCCATCTGTGCTTTAAGCTTATCAATGGCGGCCTGACTATAAGTTGGGTCTTGTTCAGCAAGTGCGATCCGTTCTTGCAATGCGTCATAGGCAATCTGATAGCGGCGGTTTTCAAACTCGATTTCCAAATCAAGGCGTTCGAGTTGCGAGATACGACCTGCCGATAACGCTTGGTCGGCCGCGTCTTTCTCCATCTCAAGCTTATGCTTGTCCAGCTTCTCCCATTCAGCCACCTGATTCATTTTCGCTTCAGTTGACTGCTTCGATAACTGGTCTTCAAGCGTCAGGATTTTTTCACGCAGTTTCAAACCTGTTTTACTGCCAGCGTCAACCGTTGCCAGTTTTTCGCGCCAGTAGGCGGCCTCACGCGCTAAATCCCATTCTTGGTGCGTGAGCGTTTCGCGCTCCATTTCACGGTGTGCAAGTTTTTGGGCTTTGATTTCCTCTTCCCAGCCTTGCATTGGGTCTTGCGCCGCTCCTGAGCCACCTGCATGACCCTTTCCGCCGCCTTTACGTCCACCGCCTTTACGGCCTGAGCCACCGCCACCGACAGGCGCGTGAGCTTTGGCAGAACCGCCACCACCACCGCCACCTCGTGCGCCTCTCATCGCTTTGGCTTCATGAATGTTTGCCGCGCGTTCCTTGATGGCGCTTGCCATTGCTCCGGCGCGGTCTTTGGTCATGCTATCAGCGATTCGACCGCCAAGCCCGCCGTCATTCATTCGCTCCATCTGAACGTTGTTCAGCTTTTCAATGCCCGAAATGCCGACCATTGACGCGGCTTTGTTGGCAAAGTCAATCATGCTGTTAATCATGCCGACCGCTTTGTTTACCATCCACTCAATCGCGGAAATAAACACGTTACCAATAGCCTTGCCAAGATTGGCAAAGAATTGCGGCATATTGTTGGCGGCTTCTTTAATCAACATCCAGCCGGTTGCGAATGTGTTGATATAAACGTTGACATACGCCCCGATAGTGCTTGAGATTAAGCCCATCACGCGCTCAAATACCGCCGACCATCCGCCGACACTCTCGTCAACCCATGCCGTCAGCTCGCCAAACCATGATTTAACGGTATCGACAGCCTCGCCGATGGTTTCCGTGATGATTTGCCAGACGGCCTGAATCACATCAGACAGATTCGACCAGCCGTCGCCGAAAACGTCTATTTCATCGCCGAATTGGGCAATAAGGCCGATGACCGCGCCGATTGCAACGGCCACAATCCCGAACGGATTTGCCAGCAAAGCCACATTCAAGGCCAGCGTTGGGGCAACAGCGGCCGCAACAGCAACGGCAAACCCTGCAACAATAGGGACGACTAAATTCAGGTTGTCAGCAATCAGTTTAATAACGGCAGCAATCCCAGACATTGCGCCGCTGTCGTTCAACAACTTGGAAACCATGCTTTGCCAGTTATTCGAGAACACCGTCAACGCCTGACCCATCGTCATAGGCATTTTGGCCGCCTGTTCGCCGAATTTTTCAGACGCGCCGGATATGGCTTTAAAAATCACATCCGCCGTCAACTGCCCTTCGCTGCCAAGCTTTTTGATTTCCGCGCGGGATTTGCCCATATATTCCGCAATCGTATCAAGCAGAATCGGCGCGGCTTCGGCGATGGATTTAAATTCATCGCCCTGCAATACGCCGCTGCCCAAAGCCTGCGACAACTGCATAAGCGCGGCGGCCTGTTGTTGCGCCTGTACGCCGCCGATAGCCATCGCGTTATTGGTTGCCTCGGTAAAGGTCAAAATTTCCTGTTGCGTATAGCCGTAGTCCTTTAATGCGCGGCTTGTGGAAACGTACAGATTCGCTGTTGATTCCAATGAGGCACGCGTATTGTTGGCCACATCCAATAACTGACGTTGTACTGCCAAATACTCGCTTTCAGACGACACAACCTGTCTGACTTGCGCGTTGATTGACTGCATGGCGTCGGCAGTATCAAGCATGGACTTGGCAAATGACAGTGATGCAAATCCTGCCAAAACCGACCCAATTTTACCCAGCCCACCGGTGGCCGCCGAAGCCTTGCCGTCTGTCTGCTCAAGCTCGCTGTTCAGTTGCTCAACCTTGCGCTCGTAGGTTTCTACGTCAATTGCGCCAAGATTCAGCAGTTGGTTAACTTCCGCCAGCTTCGCCTTGAATTGCTCCATCGGCGTGCGCGTTTCTTCATATACTTTCCGCGCCGAAGAAGAGATTTTATTGAACATCCCTTCCTGCGCGTCGCCAAGCGTTTTAAAAGTTGATGGGTTGACGTGAAACGCCTGCTCCATCGACTTTTTCATATCGTCAAAATGCGTTTTCAATCGCGCCTTGACGTTACCAATGGCGTTTTCAATGGCCTTTGACGCCGATTCCGCAGAGTTTGCCGCTTGGTTGAACCCTGCCGCCGTGCCGTTTTCGACGGTTATTTTGATTTTTGCTTCTAAATCGCTCATACGACCGCCCATAAAAAAAGCCCGCGAATCATCACGGGCGTTGTTTCAAATTTAAATCAGGCTTCGACCAGTTCAGCACCGGAAAAGACGCTTTGTTCATTTCCCTGCTCAACAGCTTTGCCGTACAGCCAAGCGCGTGATACTTCCGCACCGTCAGGCAATCCGTTCACGGTAACAGTGTGGGAACAAAGCGGATTTCTGCCTGATTCGTATGCTTTTTTAGAAACATAACCGTTCATCGTTGCTGTAACAGAGTTGTACTTGTAATCGATACTTACATATTCGATTACATGGTAATTTGCCACCGCGCCGGTGCTTTCGTCTTCAATTTCGTGCTTAATTGCGATTACTTGTTTTGCCATGATTTTCCTTTCAATAGGCATAAAAAAACCCGCAAATGCGGGCAAATAATTTCAATATTTAATTCCCGTAACCCAATGGGATACCGTCTAAGTCAACCATAAAAATATAAGTGCTGCCGGGCGTTGTCCATCCACTCATAGATTGCCACCAACCATTACCGCTACCTAAATTAACTAAGGCATGTTGTACCGTGTTTTCATCACGGAAAAAGAACCCTTCCGCTAATTCAGCCGCGTAATCAGTAGTAAACCCTCCCGGCACATATACATCACTGTTATAAAGATGAAGCATAGCGCGTCTAACATAAGGAATGAAAACTCCTAAATTATCAGAATATTTCCGATAAGCACTTATATCAACCTTATAGTCTTTTTTCAAATCAGGGGACTGGTCGTAAGACAATTCATGAAACGATACAAGTTTTAGCCTGTACCAAGCGGAATGGTAAACCAATTCCCCTTTATCATTCCATAATTTCAACCCCGCCCCACGTTCAGGCGGTTGCCATATATCAAAAATATAATATTCGATAGGGTCTTTTAACGTGAAGTTGTGCCAAATAAAGATATTAAACCCTCTATCCGTACCCTGATGCACTGATTTTTCAGTTATAGGCAGCGCAGTTACCTTACTGTTATAATCGTATCCTCTTGGTTTCAATACGATTACAGGATAATTCATCCCTTTGGTATCAATAAAAGTTGCCTTACTATCCCCATTTTTAAAAAAATCTTTGTCATATAGTAAACCTGATTTTCTCAAATGGAAATTTTGGTATTGATTGCTTATCGTAACTAATGGTGCGCCGCCGTTTGCATTAAATATCTTAAACATAAGGGCAAATCCCTAGAACTAAATTAATATAATCCCCTTTTTCATTACTCGCTCCGATCGCATTATCGCCATAAATCCACCCAATTCCAGGACTATTATAAAACTCGTATGAATAATGGACTTTTATGCCATCAATTCTAATTTCAGGCCACCCCGTCCCATCAATATCTGACATTGTGATAAAGTGGAATACCTTAAACCCATCAGGGATATTTGCTAATTCAGGAACCTCAATATATCCTTTCCATCCTTTACTAGACGTAGGTAGTTTGATTATTTTTAATAATTGCGGAAACCGCGAATCTACTTTATCGCGCAATGTTCCATCTTCGTTGTAAACTTTCAACCCTGCCGCCATTCATTCCACCTCCATAAAAGATGCCGTCTAAAACCTAGACGGCCTTTCCTACATTGACAACTCAACAATAAGAACCCCTCGTTCGTTAAAGAACTGGATTTTATCATTCGTCATCTTCAGCCCAATATTGCCGGACGCGGCAGATATTGACACCCTGCCATTATTATCAACAGTGAACCGACCATTACCAAGATTCAAGCTCCCGCCGTTAATGTTGCCCATATTGGCAGAAATGGCAGACAAGTTATTCACATTCAGCTTATCAGCGGTAATACTTCCAGCCGCCATTTCACGCGCTGTAACGCTTCCAGCTTTCAGGCGGTTTGCGTTAAGCGTATTTGCCGTGATTTTGTCGCCGTGAATATCCCCGGCGTTCAATTTATCGATAATCGCCTTACCGTTTACCACCAGTTCGCCGTTCACGCCGACACGGTTTTTCTGCGTATCAACCACAAACGGGAACACATCAGCCTTACCAGTCGAACCAACGCCGAAGCGGTCAGCGTTCACAATAAACTTGCTTTCAGGCATTCCGTTTTTTGGCGTGGTTGCCAAGCCGTAGCCTGCCACCTTGCCGTTAACGTCAACTTTGACTGTGTATTGCGCCTCCAAGCCGTTGATGCTTCGGGCATGGGCTTGCACCGCTGCTGTGTTGCCGTCAGCTTTGCTTTGCACTGTCGTGATACGCTCGCCAAGCGATTTGATGTCGCCTGTCGCTTTGGCTAAGGTCGTCTGAACGACCTGCACCGTGCCGCGAATTTCCTGTAATCCGCTATTGTCCTCCGGCGCTGGCGTCCAGTCGGTCGCAACATTGCCGCGCTCCAGCTTAATACGGTCAATCCGTGAGGCAGTTCTGCCGCTATTCGGGCCACAATAAATCAGTAAACGGTCATTTGACGGGTTGTTTTTCGACCGTTTCCATGTTGCGGACAGTCGATAAACTCCATCAGACACTTTCTTCATTGCGCCTAACCAGTTCCACGCGTTCGAGTTGAACGGCCAAAACGCTTCGCGGTCGCTGCCCAAATCCCCCCAAATCGTTACAGTAACCGGCTCGCCCTCTTGTAACGAATTATCCGTCATTTGATATGACTGAATTAAATAGTTGGAATTTTGAACTTGCGTTGCGGAATCTCGGATTAAATTTCTTCCCCCGACAGATAAGTTATTGAGTTTCGAGGATACTTGTTCAATCTTGCTTACCCTCTCACGCGTTTCCGCTTCGATTCGTGCGTTTACACTGCCTGCGCCGTTTCCGTCAATCAATGCGATTTTGTCACGCAAAGACTTGTTTAAATTGCTTTCCGTCAAATCTGTGACTGATACATCGGCAACGGTAAACGCAATACTGTTGCTGACGTGCATACCGTCTTTGCCAAAGCTGTCATAACCAGCGGCGCGTAAATAATAGGTTTTACCCTGTTGTAAATCCTTTCCGTTGCATTTCGTGACAGAAACAAATGTTTCCGCGCCATCATAGGCTTTATTCGCGTCTGTTGTTGGGACGGCCTGATTTTCAGACACCCAAATAACAAGGCCTGCGAAATCCTCTTCAGTCGGCATAGCGCATTTGAAAAACGCCTGACGCAAACCGCTGTCAATCTCAATACCTTGCAATGGTTTGAGTTGCGGATTTTGCGCTGCGACTTGCGCCCAGTTGCCGGTCTTACCAGTAACTGCACGTCCACGAACTTTAAAGACAACATCACGCACTTGCCCGCCATCGGCTTTCATATCGGCTTGCGTGTAGGTAAATCCGTTGTCAACAATACCGCTCAAGCTTCGCAGTAGTTTTTGCGTATTGCCTGCATAGACTTCTACGTCATAGGTATCAGCGCCGCCCAACTTATCCCAAGCAATAACGGCTTCCTTACCGTATGCCCAAGATGATGTGAGGCGTAAATTCTGAATTTGCCCAAGCGGTGCGCCCTTGATGGTGTAGGAATATGCCGGAACCTCTGCAAGCTCCTGCACACCGCTGCCAAAGACGTTAAAAGACACCAGCTTAACCCAAACCGTGCGCCCTACCCAGTTTGCAGGGACGGCATATTTGAACAACGCTTCATCAATGCGCACAAACTGGCTGCCTGCTGCGTGTGCGTCAATAGCAGAGCCATAAGCACCGCGTGTCAGATTACCCAGCGTGTAACGTCCCACGCCTTTCAGTTCGGCAGTCTCGTAGGCCAAAAACTCGCCGTCAACGTAACACAAAGTCAGTAAATCGCGGCTGTCTTGCTCCGTTCCGCCTGTCATTTGTCCGGCGGAAATCTCAACGTTCAGGGTATTGGCGCGGTCGAAAACTGCCCCGCTTGCCAAAGGTGCAGACAGTGAGCCGAAACGCGCTTTCTTGTTGGTCGCGCCGATTCGCGTGTAGCTGTCGCCATCGGTCGAAATCCACACTTCAGCACCGCCCCACATATCGCCGCCAGCGGTTGCAAGCCAAATTTGAGGCTCGCCGCCAGTCAGTTGTAATGGCGCTTCAAAAATAACAGGCGCATGGGCGTTTCCGGGCGATTTGTTGTAATCAGCAGAATAGCCTAATGACGGCTGTGTTGGATAAGCCGTAGCCGTAGCCGCGCCCATCGGGAAATCTTCGGCCTTGACGGTCAAAACGCCCTCTTCATCCTCCTCAATCTCAATGATTCGGACGGGCGTTTTATCAAGCCCCAAGCCCTCGTCTGTCAGCGTTACCAAGTCCATTGGCTCAAGCAGGCAGTATTTCCAACCAAGCTTAAACTCATATTCATTGCGGACGTACAAGGCACGCTGTAACAGCAGTTGCGCCACATGGTTTGCGACTTTCGCGTCACAGATTCCGTGCATTTTTACTGCGTCTTTAGGGCGTAGGCCGTATTGCTCAATATTCGCTTGGTCTTTCACTTCGGCCACGGCGATATTGTAGTCATTCGCGCGGTCGAGATACTCAACCTGAATTTGGTTGTAAGCGTCCGCATTGGTTTTGCGCTCAACCCTCAAAGGGTCTTCCGCGCCTGAGACGATAAAATCGTCATCGGTCAAGTCGTAAACAGGTGTCAGGTTCGGCACATAGGCCGCACCGTTTCCCGACAGCTTCACATCGCCATAAGGGACAATTTTCAGACGGCCTTGAGAAAACACCGCCGCGCTATTGGTCTGCTCCAACAATTCGGAAATGTTTTGCTGTGCCTCGGTCTGCTCACTGTAAACAGGGCTTAAAAAGATACCTGCCGCGCGGCAATAAACGCCGTAAACGCTCGTATCGCCTAAGTTTTCAGCAGGGAATCCACAACCGTAGTTCTGATTCGTCAGCATATCGCGGATAATTTCGCTCGGATTTGCGTCAGGAATTGAGGACGAATACCCCATTTTCCCGATAACCTCGAAATTATGGCTATAAATCTGCGCTGATTTTGTCAGTTCGTAATTCGGGCTGTAAATATAAGCCGTGCCGGAATAGTTGATTGCTTGCGCTTGGTGCTTCGGTTGTTGCAAATGTGTCCAAGTCGGCTGTTCATCTCCGCCTTTTGCAAGATTCAGGCGTAATTGTGAAAGCGATTCAAACTTTTCTTTATCGCGCCAAATGCGCCCGATTCCCTTAATCTCGCCCTCGCACAAGGCCATCATGACGGCGGCTTCGTAGGTGTAGGAAATATCCTCTTGTTTTACGCCACCGCCGCCCTTACCGCCTTGCCGGGTCGTTGTCTTGGTCTCAATGGTGGTAAAGTCGCCGTACCAAATCAAATTACCAGCAACACGCGCCCGACCGTAAACAACAGGCAGGGTCAAGCCTTGAGATGATTGCTGAACCTGTAGGGATAAAATCCGTTGTTCAGAATTTGAAATAGTGGAAGTCTTACCGCCCATGAGTAACCTCTAATTTATAAATAGCCTAAATCTTTCGCTTTTTGAATGATTTTCCCGGCAATAACTGTTTCAACCGCTGGCAGGAAATGCGCTCCGCCGTCATGCGACAGCGACAACGGCATTACTTTGTCTTTTTGCGCCTGCTTATCGGCCTCGTTCGGGGTTATTCCGGTATCAGTCCAAATCTGATCGGACGTCATGTACTCTTCAATATCCCAAACGTTGTTGCCGTACTTCTCTCTAAGCCAGTTATTAAACTGGTCTTTCAATTCCCAGCGGTAGCCGTGAACCTCTTTCGACCAACCCGGCTTATTGTCTGCCCAAATCGGCAAAACGATAAAACGCGGCGATTCTTTCGGCTGGATTTGCCCAATGCACTTTTCGATATACATTTTCACGCGCTCCAAAACCGTCTGCCAGTTCCCGATATTCGCGCCGTTAATATCATTCTTTGCCGTTGCCAACACGCAAATACCATCTTCTCCACCGCTGTTTTTCAGTCGCACAGGGTAACGTTTGCCCGGTGTGACGTTGTGCGTGTATTCATCGCGCGGAATCACTTTTACGTTAGGCGTTTGGCCTGAAATCGCCGCCGTGATTTTCTCGTCGATAACCGCTAATGTTGAGTGCATACTAAAAGGCACGGTTCCCTCGTGATACACAAGTTTGCCGTCAACCATCGCGCCATTGGCTCGTGCTGGGATTGTGCTGACATCAAAAACAATATCAACAGGACTGCCATTCATCGACATCAGCGCGTATGAGGCCAAACTACCGCCTTGAGCGTTATTGATGACAGGTATATTGTCTTTTTGCGCTACGGCGATAGCCTGCTCCCCGATTCGGGCGTTTGTAGAATCGCCGAAGAAATTCAGGCTTCGTACTAAATTTTTCGGTTTTACATTAGGTCTGTTTTCCGGAGGCGCTGCCGGGGATGGTGTTACTGGTGCTGGTTTAGGCTGAATAGGCTTTACAGGCTTGCCCATCGCCATTGCTTCCCTCATTTCGTCAAGTTCCGCCCTTAATTGATGGTAATCGCCGCCCAATCCGTAAACTGTTAATTGGATATTCATTCATTTGCTCCAAAAGTAAAAAACTTCATCGGACGGCCTGAAAGTTCGGCCTGATCCAATTCATCCAAAACCACGCCGCGCCCGATATAACTGTGAATAATTTTGTTGTCGCCAACATAAACCGCGCCATGCGAAAACGTGCGCCCAAACTTCCAAACGACCACATCGCCAGGCTGCGGCGTATCGGTCTCATGACAGACTTTCAAAACCCAGCCAAGATAACGCTCCTCGTCTCGGTGCAAGTGCCAGTCTTGAGGATATGGCCGTGGGTCAAAATCGGCCGGCAGTAAACCAGCCTCCCGATAGATTGCGACAA